ACTTTATAATCCACAACTTCAGGGCTTTTTATAGTAACCTTATCTGTCAAGGGTCTTATTTCATCAGAATTCACAACCTTTAAAACTTGATTTCTCAATTCTTCAGAAGGAACCCCATCTTTTGTAAGTACATAGATTTCAACTTCACAAGGGTTTGGACTCTTAACAGTAACATCAACTATCTCTGGAGATGTTGATAAAGTCCAAAACACATAAGCCCCAACTGAACCCGCAACAGAAAACGAGTCAGGTACAAGTCTTAATCTCTCTCTATAGACCTCATCTTCTTCTAAGTCAGTTCCACCATTTGAAATAGTGATATTTTCTACTTTAGAAAAATAAGGATATAAGTCAACCATTGTATTGATGTGACCCACAGGGATATTATTCCCTATTGTTCCTGGTGTTTTACATGTAGCAATCCCATCTACGTGTAAGGTATTTTCTGCAATAGAATACTCTTCATTTGTCTCAAAATAAAGGTCATTATATCGGATTAAGCTTCCTTTTGGGATAACTATTTTCTTTTGTTTAGCAGATATGATATGGAATCTAAAAGTAGCTTTAGCATATTGCTCTTCTAGTCTTAATCCTCTATCTCCATACCTATCTCCCAGTAAATCTAATCTATAGTCTCTAGCATATTTTAAGTAATTTTGCTTCAGATTATCATTGTAGTTCTCTTCTCTCATAGCTATTAGGTATGCAACACTAGCAAAGATAAGCCCTTCTGGAGAGTGTTTAGAGATTTTTCTTCCACTTAACTCTTCAAACTTTTCCTGCATTTGCTGTCTCAGTTCTTCAGCATTAGCATCGATAATTTCATACGCATCGTCTATCATATAATCACCTCTATTTCTAGCATTATTTCTAAGTCATTATTTTCTAACTTTAAATCTAAATTTTTAAGCAGTGCCCTTGGTTCATATTTCTTTAAATTAGTCATTAGTAAGCCTATAAGCTTATTTTTAATAACGGGAATATTTTTATCAACCATATCACTATCCAAAGAAAAATCTCTCATTAACGGCTGCTCTTCTTTTGTAACTCTTAGAATTATATGTACATTTCTTACTACATCTTCTATCTCATTTTGAGGGTTATAGTTTATTTCATCTTTAGAATTTATCAAATATATCATAACTTAAACACCTTCTTTTGTAGATTTTTTACAGTGTCCTCATACTCAACTCCAAGAATAGTTTTAGCTGTTTGTCTGTACTCTATCTTTTTTTGATACTGTAAAGGGTCATCTACATACTCAAGTAAAGTTATATCTAAGTTAATATAGTCAAACTCTCCTGTTGCAGCATTGAAATGTGATAGTGTTTCGTCTATCCCAGTTATTAGAAATGGAAACTCTCCAATGACGTGATATCCTAGTATTAATGGGGCATATCTTCCCAACTCCATAAAGTCTTTTAGCATTTGTAAATGTAGACTAGGGGCCTTAGTAAGTCCTGCTATTAATTCTATAGACAAGCTAACTTCCATAAGTTCTCTACCTTGTTGTCTCACTTTACCAATACCATAAATTGGCTCATGTTGAGTAATTTTGGCTTTTCTACTTCTTGATAATTCCTTCTTTAAAGAAAACACATTCAAGTCACTAGCATAAAAAATTATGTCTCCCAAACTTCCTATCATGATGGACCTCCTGTGTTACCACTTCCTGGTTGTATTCCTGAATGAGTATGCTCATTAAGGTTGATATTTCCTAGCATAGCAGTACCTTTAGTATTTGTATTAGATTTAAAAGTAGTATCTCCATCAACTGTTAATTTCTTTTTTAACTCAACATCTGCTGTAATAACTACTTTTGTGATAGGAGATAGGGTTAAAACTCCATCTTTGTAAGAATAAAAACCACCATCTGAAAAAGTCCTTTTTACTTCTCCTTCTGAAATATCAGATGCTCTCATAGGACAACCTAAGATGTACCCCTGCTCCATCATATCAGGTAATGATAGAACTATAACTGTTTGACCTATCTCAAGATGATAATTATCTGAATGTGATTCTGAGAATGGAACCAGGATATTTAACCAATCTGAAATTTTATTATCTCTATCAGGAAATATAACTCTTGCTTTCCCATTAGCTATATCTATATCATTTACTTCCCCTTGCTTCAAGATATCCAGCATTCTTACTCACCACCTTTTTATTTTTAATCTTATTTGCTTTTCTCTCTTTCATTTTTTCTTGTATTTGCAGTTTTAACCTTTTCTTTCTCTGCCTTATCTCTTTTAGCTTTATCTATTGCTTTTGCTCTCTCTTCTGCATTTTGTCTAGCACCAACTTTAAAAGCTTCTATATCACAAGTGTAGTCTCCATCGATATTGTGAGTAACTTTATCAATTACATATCGTCCAGCAAATCTACCAAAGCTATCATCTAGTTCTATAATGCAACCTGCACAGTATTTAACATCTCCATCAACTGTTAAGTTTATAGAGTATTCTTGCTTTAAACTGTCCCTTAGAGTTTTCTCGGCCACCTTCTTAGCTTGAGATTTCCCTTTAGTTTTAATCTTTTTTGTCTTAGCTTTTTTAACTCTTTTTTTAGTTTTTGTTTTATCAGCTTTCTCTTTAAAAGCTATATATCCTCCATCATCAAGCATTTTTTACCTCATTTCTCTTCTCAAGTTCTTCTTTTGTAATTGTCTCAACAATGTGTTTCTTTTTATCTGCATCATAATAGCTAACTTCTACTTTGTCGTAAACGCCTTGATTTTTCTTCTTTAGTGTAAAGCTTCTAATACGAAAATCTTTAATATTAAAGATATCAATATTATCGTTATCAACTAATGCATCATCATTAAAGATTATTAGCTTATCATCAGTAACTTTTAAACTTAGAGCCGTTTCAGATAGAATTCTTTTTAAAAATCCTAAGTCTGTTTCTCTATCTTGGTCTAGTCTATCAAAGAAAGCATTATCACAATGCAGCTCATAACTTAACTCATGTTTAGTTGCTATTTTAGATAGAAGTTCTGATAGAGTTATTTTCTCCCATGCAACACTATTAACCTGCTCTCTTATAGTCTGGTCTAACGGTAATGCCAGGCATTTGAGAGAAAGCCTTTGGTTATTAAAAGTAGGTTCATCTACATAGAAAATTCCAAGGTCTAAGAACTTAGATATCCCATTTTC